CAGCAGCATCGAGAACCAGCAGGGCCTGATATATAAATATTTACCTCCGGAGTACAAGAGCGAGTCAGGGAAGCTGAGGCAAGGGACCACGACGAAGATTAACTACTCGGTGAGCGGTGGATTCACGGAGAACAAGCTCGTGCTGCCAAACGGATCGATGTGCGTCTTCAAATTCTACTCCATGGATGTGAAGAGCGTGGAAGGTGCCGAGCTCGACTGTGCCTGGGCCGACGAGTTGGTGACACCCGACTGGTTGGAGGCGCTCCGCTACCGACTCCTGACCCGGAACGGACTGCTCCACGTCACCTTTACCCCGGTGGCCGGATACACTCCGACCGTGGCCAGCGTCCTGAATGGTGCGGTGACCACGGAGGAGGCCGAGGCCGAGCTCCTGCCGAAGATGAGCGGAGAGGGATTCGAGATGGTGCCACTGGTCCAGCAGCCGGTGATGCGGAATGCCGGGATCGTCTACTTCCACACCTCGGAGAACCCCTTCGGCAACTACCCCTCGCTCAAGGTCGTCCTCGAGGGGAAGAATAAGGAGACCATCCTCTGCCGTGCGTATGGTGTGGCGACCAAGAGCAGGGTTAGCCGGTTCCCGCGCTTCCGCGACGACGTCCATGTGGTCGACCCCGAGTCGATTCCGAAGGACGGGGAGGGGAGCAACTACCACATTGTCGACCCCTGCTCGGGAAGGAACTGGTTCATGATCTGGGTCCGGGTCGACATCCGGGGGAGGCTCTTCGTCTACCGCGAGTGGCCCGACTCCTCCCGCTACATCACCGGGGTCGGCGTGGTCGGCCCCTGGGCGGTGCCGAGCGCGAGCAAGGCCGACGGAGACATGGGTGACGCGCAGAAGACCTTCGGGTGGGGCCTCCAGGAGTACAAGGAGGAGATCGCAAGACTCGAGGGTGATGAGGTGATCCGCGAGCGCCTGATGGATTCACGCTATGCCTCCAGTGCGACCATTCTGCGTGACGGGGTGACCACACTCCTCGACGAGTGTGCCGACATCGATCTTGACTTCAACCCCACCTCGGGAAGGGCCATCGATGAGGGTGTCGACCTGATCAACAACGCCTTGGCCTATGATCCCGACAAGCCGGTCGGCCACGGGAATGAGCCCCGACTCTACATCTCCCGGGAGTGCCGGAATGTCATCTATGCGCTCAAGGAATGGACCGGTGCCGACGGGAACAAAGCCGCGACCAAGGACCCGCTCGATTGCGTCCGGTATGCGGTGACGGCCGAGCCTGAGCTCCTTTACGTCGAGGGGGACATCCTGCGCCCCACTCAGCACCTCGGCGGGTGCTACTGATGGGGAGAAACCTGAAACCTGAAAGCTGAAACCTGAAAATATGAAACCTGCCGTAACGGATGCGAAGCAACGGCCGGGCCATCAAAGCTGAAACCTGAAAGCTGAAATGAAAGAATCAGAGACACCGAGAACCGATGCCGTGTTTTGGTCTTTCCACACCCACGACGACGTGGTGAGTCTGGCCCGTGAGTTGGAACGCGATCTGATTGCCACCCAGGGCGCCCTCGACCAGATGACCGAAGATGCTGTGAGGATGAGGAAAGTGGTTGATCGTATTCTCGCCCTCGACCCTCGACCATTCGACCCTCGACTTCCCTGATCCACCTTAAGCTGGGCGCTTAGCGCGGATAGTCTCCCGCATATGTCTCTCGCTAATGACGGTACTGGGTCAAAGATTGAACGCATCGGCTCCCTCGATGCCGGTGGGGACCTCGCCGACAACCTGGCGATCCTTTCCTCCGAGCTGATCCAATCGACGCGGGACGCCTGCTGGTACTACAACAGAAGCGAACAGGCCTACCACACCCGGCTCAATCTCTGGAACGGCCAGTCCGCCGACGGCCGGAAGCATGGCGCCGATCTGAATGCCCAGCCCTTCCCTTGGGAAGGGGCCAGCGATATGCGTCCACGCATCATCGACTCGGCCATCAATGAGCAGGTGATGCTGATGATGTCGAGTTTCACCCGCGCCCAGACCCAGGCCGTGGCCATGGACTCCGGCGACATGGAGTACGCGGAGAAGGTCTCCACCCTCCTCAAGTACGTCATCTGGAACCAGATGCGTCCCCAGATCCGCCGCGAGCTCCAGCTGGCAGCCAACTGGCGTCAGACCTACGGGGCCTCCATCACGGCCGTCATGTGGGACCAGCAGTTGAGACGCACCACTCAGGAGATCACCCTCGAGGGCCTTGCCGTCATGATGGCCGCCACCGAGGACCCCCAGCAGCTGGCCGCCGTGAAGCAGCAGGTCATGGAGCAGGTCATGGACCCACTCCGGGAGGAGGAGAACCTCCGCATCCTCACCGGCATGAGTCCGATTCTCAAGAAGGGCCCGGCCCGGGCCTGCCTGAAGGAGCTCCGAGAGACCGGCCGCTGCGAGATCCCGATCCCGGAGGTCTTCTCCGCCATGCCCAAGTGGTCCGCCCTGCTCCCGATGGTCGACGTCTTCTTCCCCTGCATCACCGACGACATCCAAAGAGCACCCTGGGTCGCCCACCGTGAGCGACTTACCGAGAGCGAGCTCCGCGACCGGATCAATACCCACGGGTATGATCCCGACTGGGTCGAGGAGGCCGTCAAGCGCAAGGGCTACGTCGTCGACCCCCTGACCAGCAACCTCCTCCTCCTCTCCGAGTCCCGTAGAAATTTCTGGGGCGTCCTAGACTACGAGAGGCGCGACCTCGTCGAGATCTTCCATTTTCACCGCAAAAGCGTGGATGACGACGGCATTCCGAATGTCTGGAATACCGTCCTCTGTCTCGGTGTGCGCGACTGCGTGGCCCTCGACGAGGCCCTCCCCTACGAGCACGGCCAGTACCCCTACGTCGTGCATCAAAGGGAACAAATCGCACGCACCATCCTCGAGTCCCGAGGCATTCCTACGATTGCCGACACCTGGGAGCGAGAGGTCAAGAGCCAGAGGGATGCCCGTTGCGATCGCACCTCCATTTCCGTTCTCCCTCCGATTCTCGTCCCCGCGTCTCGTGGCGCAATGAATCTCTCATTCGGGCCTGGGACCAAGTGGCCCAGCCGCCGAGGTGAAGAGATCTCCTGGATGCAGATCCCGCCGGGGGACGGATCCTCTATCGAAATCGAGAAGGCGGCACAGACCACGCTCGACCAGTACATCGGCCGCATGACCGATAACTGCCCGCCCCAGCTCGCCCAGCTCCACCAGCAGGATCTGGTCGACGGGTGGCTGCTCGAGATGCGTCAGGTGGTCGGACAGACCCTCCAGCTCTGCCAGCAGTACATGGCCGAGGACCAGGTCGTCCGCATCGTCGGACCGCTCTCACGCCCGTGGAATGCCGGTCGTGGCGAGATCCAAGGAATGTTCGACGTCTCGCTTGAGTTCGACATTCGCGACCTCAACCACGAACTCCTCAAGGAGAAGTTCGGCCTCATCCAGAGCGTCCTGGCGAATGACCGCTTTGGCCGCGTCGATTACTCCAAATTTACCGAGCTCATGTTCCGCGCCATCGATCCGAACATGGCCGGAGCAGTCCTCCAACCGATGGATCAGGCCACCCAAGCCCAGGTCGCCGACGAGCAGAGCGCCCTCACCCAGATGGTGGCCGGAATCGAACCGCCGATGCAGCCGCAGGGAGGCATGAACTACCAGCTCAGACTCCAGACCCTGCAGCAGAGCATCCAGGCGAATCCAGAACTTCAGCAGATGATCGCTGCGCGTCCGGTCCTCTCCAAGATGGTCGAGAACCGGGTCAAGTTCCTCAGCTTCCAGTTGGAGCAGCAAGGGAATGCACAGATCGGACGAGTCGGCACGGCGCCCGTGCTTAATGCTGCTCCGCAGCAGTAAGCGAAACCTGAAACTGGAAACTTGAAACTTGAGTAAGAAAACAGCCCCCGAACTATGAAGAATTTCCTTTCAGGTCTCAGGTCTCAGCTTTCATCCTTCCTTAGGCCGCGTCCCTACGTCCTTCGTGCAACTCGCATGGATGACGCGGCCTTAGTAGGTGCCCTCGCCGTCGACAACGACCACCCGGTCCTGCAGGCCGTCCTCGAGGTGATCGACCGGGCACGCACCGAGGCCCGCAGTGAGGCCAAGGCCATCATCAAGTCAGAGCGCGAGACCATCTTCGCCCTCGGCGGCGAGAGCGGCCTCGACCGGCTTGAGGAGTATCTCCTCAACCTCCGGGCTGAGGCGATGCGCCAGCGTCAGGGCTGAGGGGAAAAACCTGAAAGCTGAAACCTGAAAGCTGAAAGTTAAAAGCTGAGTCAGAGGAATAAAACAATTTCAGTCGGATCGTCTAACGCAAAAGAACCGTCACCTCATGTGCGGGAATGGGAGTTCAAATCTCCCTCCGACTCCACTTTCCTCTCTCTGCGCCTCTGACCCGTCCCTTCTCCTTGGCCTGTTAAATAAACAGCTCGGGATTCTTAACGGTCCCGCAGAACCCTCTTAAGCTCCCCCCTTTCCCGAGCGCATCTTCCCCTCCATGGGATCTTCCTGCGCTTCGATCGGCTCCGCATTCTGCGGGGTAAAGGCAAGTGCTGACATCATGGCCGCTTAGTGGCCTTAAACACTATGAGCGAAAGCACCCCAGAGACAGCAGCACCCGCACCCGAAGCTGAGGAATCCTTCAGTGATATCCTAGAACACTTGCCACCCGAGGTGGCTCAGGCCCTTGGGAAATCCAAGAGCAAGGCCGAGCCCGATCCTACGGATGCCGAGACCGAGGAAGAGGTTGCGGAGACAGAGACTGACGAGACTGAATCCGAGGAGGAATCCACGGAGGAGGAATCGGAGGACGAGGACAAGGAGGACGACTCCGAGAAGCCCCATGAGAATAAAGGTCTCGAAAAGCTCGAGAAGCGCATCGACAAGCTGACCCGCCGCCGCAAGGAGGCCGAGAACGCTGCCGAGCAGCTGCGAGTGGAGAACGAGAACCTCAAGGCCGAGGTCGAGAAGCGTTCCGTGATCCGACTGGAGCCGACGGCCGAGGACCCCCTCGCCGACATGGACTCCCTTGCCGAGCTCGACGCCAAGGTCAGCGCGGCCAAGAAGGTCAGATCCTGGGCACTCCAGAATCCTGACGGCGCCACGGTCACCAACCCCGACGGCACCGAGAGGTACGTCGACCGGAGCGAGATCGCCAAGTTCGTCGCCCAGACCGATGCCCTACTCACCGACCACGCCCCCAGCAGGAAGGAGTACCTCGCCCAGCGCGAGGCCATCCTCCCCGAGGCGAAGGCCGCCTACCCCGACCTCTTCAAGGTCGGATCGGCCGAGCACAAGGTCCTGGTCGACACCCTCAAGCAGGTCCCGGCGCTCAAGCGCTTGCCCGGCTACGAGATGGTGATCGGCGACGCCCTGCTCGGCATGAAGTACCGCATGGAGGCAGCCCAGTCCCAGTCATCTCAGTCCAAGTCAGCCACTGCATCGAAAGGTTCAGACGCAAAATCAGCACCCCCGGTAGGAACGAGGAAAGCGATCGCCCCCGCGATCCCCAAGCCCTCGGCCAGCCGACCCCCCGCCGCCAGCACCAAGGGCAAGTCAGGACGCCTCGACCGAGTGATCGGATCGGGATCGATCGACGACCTCGCGGCCTACTTCGGCGGCTAGAAGAAAATTCAGAAACCTGAAAGCTGAAAGCTGAAACCTGAAAGGCAAAGGCGCAGCAATCAAAACCCCAAGCAATCAAAACCTGAAAGCTGAAAGCTGAAACCTGAAAGACCGAATGCGGAAGGATCCCTTCTGACTCAGGTCTCAGGTCTCAAGTTTCATCCTTCATTCAACACCCCAATACTATGGCAGCAACAACCTACCTTAACTCGGTCGGCAAGCGCGAAGACCTCAGCGAAATCCTCGCCGTGGTCGACGCCAAAGAGACCGTCCTCACCTCCTCCATCAAGAAGGGCTCCAAGAAGCCCACCAACGCCTACGTCGAGTGGCTTGTGGATTCCTATCCCTCCACCCAGACCTCCGGTACTGTGGACGGCACGGAGGTCGCCTACACCGACGCCGCAGACTTCGCTGCGACACGTTACCGCATCGGTAACTACATCCAGCAGTTCCGCCGCGTCCCCGGTGTCAGCCGCCTCGAGGAGACCGTCGCCACCGTCGCCGGTGTCAACAACCCCGACCCTCAGGGTGTCGCCGGTTCCACCGAGTTTGCTCGTGCCAAGGCCAAGGCCACGGTCATGATCAAGCGCGACATCGAAGCAACCTTCCTCAGCGCCAACGGTGCCGTGGCAGGCACGGGCTCGGTCGCCTACAAGACACGCGGCCTCGGCCAGTGGCTCTCGGCGTCGGCTGACTCGGTCGCACTCGGTCAGGGCAATGTTCTCCTGAACAGCTCCCAGATCTACAGCGGCAACCTGAGCGCCTTCACCGAGGACTCCCTCCGTGGAGTGCTTCAGCAGCGCTGGAGCGTGACCGGTAAGGGCGGTGACCTCCTCGCGATCGTCGGCAGCGACATCAAGAACGCGGTCAGCGACTTCTCCCGCTACCTCCCGAGCCGCTCCAGCAACACACCTGTGCGTTTCTACAACCAGGACGTGAACAGCAAGATGGTCTCCTCAGTGGTGGACATCTACAGCGGTGACTACGGCAACCTGGAGCTCCACCTGAGCGCCTTCCTGCCGACCACCCGCACCGGCTACATCATCGACCCCGAGTTCGTCGAGGTCCGCACCCACACCGCACCCTACTTCACCGAGCTCCCTGACCTCGGTGCAGGCCGTCGCGGTATCGTCGAGGCCATCGTGGCCCTGGTTCCTACGAACCCACAGGCACACGCCAAGATCGACGCAGCGAACGCTTAGTCTGGTTCGTGATACTGAGCGTCCGCCCTCCGGGGTGGGCGCTCCCATCACCAACCGAAAAGCTAAAAGCTAAAACCTGAAATGAGTGAATCTCTGATATCTCCGATTGAGTGCAGTTCCGCCGTCCTGTCCGAGTTCCGCAAGGGATTCAAGCAGCACGCGGTCGAGGCCTCGCTCCGCCAGGAGAAGGTGAATGCCTACTCCCGACGCCTGGAGAACTCAAGCAAGCTCATGGATGGGATCGGTCAGCTCAAGTACCGCGTCGACGCCGACCTCCATGCCCACATGAAGGCCATCTTCGGCCCCGACTGCTGGAAGGATCCGGCCTTCACCGACAAGCTCGAGCGGGATGGTGTGATCCAGCGGGTGAAGGGGATAAGTGATAAGATTATGTCGTTCGCTCCGGCGAACGACGGAAAGGCTAAAGGCGAAAGGCTAAAGGCTGAAATGGAAGAGGCGAAATCGATCATCTCCGAGCACACCTTCCCTGAGTCCGATCTCCCGGCTCCCTCCACCGAGGGAACTGTGGATGGCACCGAAGTGACAGAGCACCCCGATCAAGCCGTCTCATGATTCATTCCTTTCGCCTTCAGCCTTCAGCCTTTCGCCTTTCCTAATGCGTACCGTCACTTTCAAGTCCGTCATCGACGGGGCGCTCGCCCGCATGGGTCTCGACCCCCTGGTCTCCCCCTCCTCCAATACCCTTGCCGCGTTCACTGAGTATGCGAATTCCGGGGTGCGTGCAGCCTGGGAGATGTACCCGTGGCCGGACGCGGTCCGCTTCGAGAGCCGCCAGTTCTACCCCACCTGGGTGACCGGGACCTCTTATGCTGCCGGGGCCGTCGTCCTGGGGAGCGACGGGAACTACTACTACGCCAAGCAGGCCAACTCCTCTCAGGATCCCGTCGCCGACACCGAGACAACGTACTGGGCGCTGGCCTCCTCCTACACCTCGACCAACGGTGGCGGCATCCTCTACGCGATCGATCTCGATCAGGTCCTGAACGGCACCACCCAGACCCCGATCGGCGAGGTGCTCGGCCTCTTCCAGTCCGATCCCCGCACGAACCGCTACAGCACCCCGATCAACTGGATGCTGACCAATGACGGCGTCGTCGTGGGCCAGAACGGCCTGAGCGTCACCTCCATCCCCTCCACCGTCTGGATCCAGTTCACCACCCGGCCCCCGGTCTTCTCGACCGCCAACTACAGCGACGGCACGACGATCCCCTACGTCGTGGCCGAGGCCGTGAAGTACGGCATCTGTGCCGAGGCCCAAAGGGAAGACGGCCAGTTCGACAAGGCCGCAGCGCATGACGCCAACGCCATCGCCTGCCTCAATACGGAATGGGACAAGCTGGAAATGAAGCAGGGGCAGAGGGGGCACTTCACCGCGCTGACGCGGTGAAGGAAGGCTAAAGGCAAAAGGCAAAAGGCTAAAGGAGGTAGCCAAGACCGAAGCCTTCTTAAGCTCCTTGCCGTCATTAACTACTCTCTCCGCATGGGATTCCTTTCCTCACCTTATTCGGGCTCTTTCGCCTTTCGCCTTTAACCTTACTCCTTTTTCCCCATGGCAGACCTCATGATTGGCAAGACCTCGGCCGGGCTCAAGCTCCCCGTCCTGGTCGACAGCACCGGCAAGCTCCAGGTGGGAGGCGTCCAGCTCGACTCACTCAATCTGAATACAGATCAGATCGAGGCGAAGCAGGACACCACCAATGCCCTGCTCACCACGACATCGGCTGATCTCGCTGCGACGAAGGCCAGCGCCGCCTCGATTGCAGGCATGGCGATCCCCGCCAATGACTACATCAGTCTCTCCTACACATCGGGAAATCTGACCTCTGTGATCTACAAGTCGGGTGGTGCTAGTGGGACAACGGTGGCGACTCTCACGCTTGCGTATAGCGGAAGTGATCTCGTCAGCGTCACCAAGTCGTAATTCACGAGTATGGCATTCGCTTTCAACCCACTGACGGGCAAGCTGGATCTGGTCGGATCTGGTGGAGGGTCAGCCACGACAGACGCATCTTTGCTCACAAGCGGAACGCTCGCGGACGCACGGCTCTCGTCAAATGTCGCCCTCGACAACGTGAACAACTCCTTCTCAGTCGGCCAAACCATCACCGCAGCGGCGAACACCTCAGCCCTGACTGCTACCTACAGCGTCACGGGAGCCAACACGACTCCGCTTCTGGATCTGTCTGGAACGTGGAACACGACGGGCGTTGCAACTGGCATCAAGCTCAATGTCACCGACACGGCGAGCAATGCGTCGAGTTTACTAGCCGATTTCCAAGTAGGAGGCGTAAGCGTGATGAAGGTAGCGAAAAACGCAAGCATTACGCTAAACAGCACAGTACCAACTGGAGGATTCCGATTTGGGAATGGAGTTGCTGGTCTATATTCTCAATCAGGTGGTGCTATGGTTGCTGACAATAATGGTGGGGCATTATTTGTTAGAACATCTGGAATTAGTCTTCGCACTGCGGCTACCGTGGGATGGTCTTCCTCGACTGACCCAACGATTGCACCAGACACCATCCTCGCCCGAGACGCAAGCAACACACTAGCCCTGCGAAATGGCGGCACGGCAGCCTCGCCAGTGCCTCAAAACCTCCGTGTCTATAACTGGTACACCGATTCTAGCAACTCAGTCAGATCAGGACTGCGCTTTGCGTCCAATGTCGCGGAACTCTACGCAGAGGCAATCGGAACAGGAGTCCAACCGCAGCTTGGCATCAATCTCGGCACAACCTCCGCGACTAGCGGAAGCGTTCCGCTGAACATTACGCAGACTTGGAATGCGGGGTCTGGTGTTGCTCAGACTGCGCTGAAGGTGAACGTAGTTGATACGGCAAGTGCGGCAACGAGTCTCCTCATGGATTTGCAGTCAGGAGGAACAAGCAGGTTTTCGATTTCTAAAGGTGGATTGCTCACCACCGCTTCGAGCGTCAGCACGGGTGGGGCATTGGTAAGCACAGCCGATGTTGGAACTGTTGCATATTCGATTCAATCTGGTGCCTCTGGATTTGAGAGGTTCGCCGTTGAGCTAGGGTCTGGTCAGACTGCATTTGCTAGGGTTCCAGCTAATGGCGCATACACTTGGACCTCTGGCTATGCTCTGGCAACCAGAGACCTATTCCTCTACCGCGACGCAGCCAACACCCTCGCCCTGCGGAATGGCACGAATGCACAGACATCTCGCATCTACGGCACTTACACAGATGCGAGCAACGGCCGCCGATTAGATATTACCTCTACCGCGGGCGGCATCTTTACTCTGACCGCAACAGGCAACGGCGCGGGAGCATCTGGCAACCTTCTCAAGCTGACCGCCCCGATCCTGCTTCCTTCCTCCTCGGTGACGCTGGCGACGGATGGCGACCTTGCGTTTGAGGCGACTTCAAACACCTCCCTTACCATCAAATATCGCGGATCGGACGGAACGACCCGCTCGGCAACGCTGATGCTTATCTAATTTATGAACAACATGACACCACAACAAGCCCTCCAACTCTTATCTGATGCCCTTGAACCTCGGAATATCAATTCCATCTCCCGTACTGGCTACATCGCCATTCAAAAGGCTTTAGAAGCCATCGCCGCCATCATCCCCAAGGAAGAAACCCCAACTGAACCTCAACCCTCCGAATAAATGCAAATCACCATCGGCCCAAGCAAACTCTCTGGACTCAACGCCGTCGAGGGAGCCGAGCAGGTCACGGCTGAAGCGTATCTCACCGCACGAGTGGAAGAGATCCTTGCCTCCTACGATGCCTCAGAAGTCGAGCGTGTCATGCAGGAGAACGCCGCATTCTTCCAGCAAGCCGCACTACTCCCGACTTCCGTGCAACAGCAGTTGAAAGACCTAATCGCCTCGTACTCGGTGTCAGCCTGATCCCTTTTCAGCCTTCAGCCTTTCGCCTTCAGCCTTTCGCCTTTCCCCCCATGCAACTCCTCCGCGATCTCTGGCTTTTCCTCCGCTGCTACCCTGTCGCCAAGGCCCAGGTACTTGCCGTCGCCGCCGAGGTGAAGGCCACCGGGATCGAATACACCGGCCCGACGCGGACCCAGATTTGCTACAACAAGACCCGGACCCTGCTGATCAAGAAGGGGTGGAAGGATGATGGCATTACCGGGGCTGTGATCTATATCGCGGTATCTATCGCCTATTTGGCGAATAGATAGCCAGAAACCTGAAAGCTGAAAGCTGAAAGCTGAAGAATAGCCAGCCGATCAGAACCCTTCTGACTCAGGTTTCAGATCTCAGGTCTCAAGTTTCAAGTTTCAGGTTTGCTTGCCCGGCCGTTGCTTTGCATCCGTTGCGGCAAGTTTCATCCTTCCTCCCCATTCCCACCTTAAGGTGGATCTGCTCTCGGGCTACCCTCTCCGCATGAGTACTCCCAATGTCCACACCAAGGGGACAAGCATTCCCATGGCTGCCGCCGCCACCTTGAGCATCACCGCTGGAGGCACGGCCCAGACGGTCTTCGCCGCCGGTCGCCGATCGTACCTCCTCTTTCAGAATACCAGCCCCAACCTCATGACGCTGACCCTGACCGGCACAACGCCGAGTGCGACGGTCGGCATCGCGCTCCCCCAGTATGCGGGGTACGAGGCGACCAGCGCCGTCTCTAATGGCGAGATCAAGGTCTGGTGCGCCACGGCCGGATCCACCTTCCACGCCGTCCAAGGATCGTAGGAATGGGGAGAAACCTGAAACTGGAAACCTGAAACCTGAGTAAGAGAACAAAGACAGAAACCTGCCGTAACGGATGCGAAGCAACGGCCGGGCAAGCAAACCTGAAATGAATCACTTCTTCGGCCCTCCCCTTTCTGACTCAGGTCTCAAGTCTCAAGTTTCATCCCTCTTCACCGGTCCCATCTGCTATCTCCCATCTTCTATCTTCTAAATCACCATGGGTCTCTTCAACACCGGTCTCCGCACCACGGTCTACTCGGCAGCAGGGTATACCCTCCTGCCCCCTGCGAACGGCGGCCCGAACTTCCTGCGGGATTGGTCAACCTACCAGACGCTCGATCATCTTGTCGGGCCTCCTGTCGAGTTCTCGCGTGGCAGCACGGCGACCTATGTGGGCAGCAACGGACTGATCCAGAGTTCGGCTACCAACGCCCCACGCTTCGACTACGATCCCGTCACGCTGGCCTGTAAGGGACTTCTCATTGAGGAGTCACGGACGAATTTGCTCACCTACTCGGAGCAGTTCGACAATGCGGCGTGGACGAAGGGTGGTGTCACTGTATCCGCTAATACTAGCACCGCTCCAAATGGGAGTATGGTAGCTGATACAATAAGTACCGTAGCGTCAGGCAACTCACTCTATCAAGACTACAGCACTACTGGGACGAGTACGCTGACGGCATCAATTTACATTCACAATAGCAGCACAGCGACTAGCATTCAATTTATGCTCTGGTGGGGTAATGGTGCTGGTTATGTTGCTGGGAACATAAACCCAATTTCCAGCACTTTATCTGTCGGCCAAGGCGGCGTAACTGGTGCGTCTTATACCATAACTCCAGCAGGGAATGGTTGGTATCGCTATTCCATCTCAGCGACAGGCACTCCCAATAATGGAAGCGTGCGGGTGCAGGCTTACTTAAATACTGCGGGCAGTAATGCGATTGTCTGGGGCGCACAGCTAGAGGCAGGAGCATTCGCCACCTCCTACATCCCGACGACATCGGCAAGCGTGACCCGTGCCGCAGACGTTGCACAGATCACAGGCAGCAATTTCAGCGGGATGTATAACCAGAATGCGGGGACGCTGTTTGCGGTTGCAGAGCGTGGAGTCGTTCCTAGTGGGCAGTTTCCAGACTTAATCCGAGTGACTGACGGGACTACATCCAACCAGATTGAGTTGGGGTACTTAACGGAGGGTCTAACGTCATTCTCCGTCAGTACAGCAGGAGTCTCACAGGCCGTTTTCTACCCCCCCTCAGCTTTAAGAAAACGGAAGCTGGCGGGTTCTTACGCAACCAACTACTCCAGCATGGCTAATAATGGGGTCTTAGTTGGGCCAGATACATCAGTAACAACCCCGTCTGGATTAAATAAAATGGTAATAGGAGACAACGGACTAGCGGGGAACTACCTCAACGGCACGATCTCGCAGATCGCCTACTACCCGTCTCGCCTGACTGACACTCAGCTTCAAACCCTTACATCCTAATGACTGACTCCCTCTATAAATTTGCATCAGAGGCCGAGGCAATCGCCCTTCTCCCCGACTACCGCGCCACTGGCGAGGATGGTGACTTCTGGAAGCAAGCGGGTGAAGGCTTCTGCCTCGACCCTGTAGGCCACCTCCACGACATCACCCCTACCCAAGATCCAGAAAACCCGACGATCACGCAACTGGAAGGGTGGCATCTCAACCTCCGCACTTGGGACGGGAGGGAGGTTCCTGCGCAGGAGAAGCTAGTAACCCCCGCCAACCCAAGGAGGGTCTGGGCCTAACTACCATGACGACTGCGCCACTTCCCAACCCGCTGACCTTGGCGGTCTCGCTCATCGCTGCCGGGAGCGGTGCTGCTGCTCTCTTCACATTCTTCAGTCTCTACTCTGCTCTGCCCCTCCGCCTGGAGCGGGTCGAGAAAGTCAACGAGGTCCAGGAGGTTGCACTCCGCGAGATGCAGCAGGACGCCATGCAGCGCAGGGAAATGCTGGCCGCTGCGGCCGCCACCTTGCAGCAGATCGACCAACGCACCAAGCGCATCGAGGACAGGATTCTGAGTAAATGAATACCGAGTCGAGGGACGAGGGTCGAAAGTCGAGAGCCAGAAAAGCTAACAGCCTAACAGCCTAACAACCTTACCTCCTTAACTCAATGCCCTGGGACATTCCACAGATGGTCACGACGATCGGTGGGATCGTGAACAAGTTCGTTCCTGATAGGGATCAGCAGGCCAAGCTGCAGGCCGAGCTCTCCATGAAGCTGATGGACATGGAGGCCACGATGTCGAAGGCCCAGACCGACATCAATGCGGTCGAGGCTCAGAGCTCCAATCTCTTTGTGTCTGGATGGCGTCCATGTGTCGGGTGGGTCTGTGCTTCGGCCTTT